TGGAGACCATCGGGCAGGGGTTTGACGTGGTGGTCTCGGCTAAAGCGGTCGTAGACCTGACCGGTCTTCAGGTTGACATAAAGGCCATTCATATAGGCGTCAAGCATCGCCTCGGTGTAGCGCTCGCGCATGTTGTCGAGGTAGCTTGCTGGCAGGTGCGGGTTGTCTTGGCTGCGCATCCGGATCAGCCGCTTGCCGGTGTCGGCCGCGGCCTCCTGGGTGCCGAAGGTCTTGTAGTGCCAGACAAACCCCTCCGGGGTGGAGAGGAATGCCAGCTGGTTCACGTGGCCGACCCGGATACGGCCGAGAATCTTCTCGTAGCCCCGTGCGGCGATCTGCTCCTGCACGGTGTCGACTTCGTCCACCAGAGCCCAGGCCCAGTCGGGCCCGACGATCCGCTTGAAGTTCTCGAAGCTGCGGGCGAGCACCGGTGTGTCCCCGCCGGGGAGGTGCAGGACGTGCTCGGGCAGCGGCGAGGCCCGGAAGGTGTAGGGGATGCGGTAGTGATCAAGGAAGGCGTCGAACTTCCGAATCCAGATGTCACGCAGCATCGGCCCGGTCGGCTCCAGCACGCAGCCGACGAAGCCCTGGTTCAGGGTGGCGAGCTGAAACGCCTTGGCACAGGCGCCCAGGGTTTTCCCAGCCCCATAGCCGGCGGCAACACCGATCTCCCGGGTCGTGGTGTCGTCGAAGAGGGTGATCTGCCCCCCGTACAGGTCGTCGCGGATGGCGGTGAGGGTGGTGGGAATGTCGAGGGTGGTGCGAGGCGACGCCCTCCTCTCCAGCTCCAGCACGGCCAGCAACGCCTCGGGCGTGGTGATGCGGCGAGAGCGGAGGGATGTGGTCATGCGGCTGTCCCCGTCTGCTTACTGGCACGCCAGGCCGTCAAGCCAGTGCGATGAGATCGACCGGCCTCGATGCGCTTGGCCCTCATTGCGACTCGTTTGGCGACGCGCTTGGCTTCCGCTTTAGCCTTAGCCTGATTGTGTACCAATAGCCGCCACTGATCAATTAAGCCCAAGTGAGCGCAGTATAGTGAATAATCCCTGCCGTTGTGATCCCTGTTCCTGAAGTATTTCTCATAACATTCCTCGTAGCACTCCATCGGCTGATGACAGCCATACCAACTTGTCGTCATCTCTTTTCCAAGCGGAGAGTATCGGAAGCCGTAAAATCCTTGATCAAATGCTAGGGAGACTACAACAGCTTGAATCTGCGGGTACCACGTATCGAACGGGGGCAGGAGATCGCTCAACTTCAAGGCAAGCGCTTGAAGATCGGCTGCCAGTAACCGAAGTGCTTGCTCCTGTGTGATCACCTGCCCGAAACTTACATCCGGCCCGATATGCCGATAGCCGATACACAGGTCGGTAGTCTTTTTCCCTGGTTCGATGTGCCAATACTCGTCTTCCTGAATCGGAGAATATGCAACCGGTCGAAACCTGTATAGTTCGGTGACGATTTCTATCACATACTCAAGCCATTGGGGTTGCTCACTGGGCTGCGGAATGGCCTCCGGCGGGTTCCCGAGCAGGTAGGTGAGGCTGCGGTCGCGGCGGGTCATGCGAGTAACAGGCTGGGTTGATGGCCGGCGGCAGCAGCCTGGCGGACGCGGCGCTCAGCGATGGTGTGATAGGCCGCCTCGCGCTCAATGCCGATGAAGCCGAACCCCTCCAGCATTGCGGCTTTGCCAGTGGAGCCGCTGCCCATGAACGGATCGAGCACGATCCCACCAGGTGGGGTGACCAGGCGGCAGAGGTATCGCATCAGGTCGGTGGGTTTGACCGTGGGGTGGGTGTTGCCGTCGCTGCGGTCGTCGCGGCTGGCCTTCGCCGTATAGAAGAAGCGGGCGGCGGAGCCGGTGTCGCCGAAGCCTCCTGTAGCGGCGCATGACCCAGAGACCGTGCGCCCGTCGCTGCTGTAGCCCCTACTGGCTGGGCCACTGCCGCCCGTACTTGTCGTCTGCGGAAACAGCCCCACCACCTCGTCGCTGCCATCCGTGATCAGGTTCGCGGGCCAGCGGCCCCTGGTCTCAGTCCAATCAGGGCGCATCTCTCCCTTCTCGCCGCCACCGGCAAGCTGACCGCCGTGGCGGTTTGGAGTTCCGCTGAATGACCGTGGCTCCGCGTCAATGCGGCACCCATCCACATTTAGCGCCCCGGTGCCGTGCGCCAGCACGTTCGCGGCCACGGTGCCGGCCAGCGGCTTGCGGGCCATGGTGATCGGCTCCAGGGCGGGCTTCAACGCAGTGCCCCAGCCGGCCCACTGCTGGGCTTCGGGGGTGGCGGGGGCGGTGATGGATACATCAGTCGCCCTTCCTGGCTCAGTTGTGATGTAGGAGTTCGTGCTGCCCTTGCCGATGTTGCTGGCGCCCTTGTAGGAGCCCACCACCTCCCGCTCGGCCCCCGCCGCCTTGTCGATCGCCTTGCTCACATCCAGGCTTTTCAGAAACCCCGACCCGTACACCCACGCGATCATGTCGCGGATCTCGAAGCCCGCGTCCTCGATGCGCACCGCCATCCGATGCTGCGTGCGGGTGCCAGCGAACGCCAGCAGGTGGCCGCCAGGCTTGAGTACCCGCAGGCACTCGGCCCAGATCTCCACGCTGGGCACGTCGTAATCCCACCGCTTGCCCATGAGCGCCAATCCATAGGGCGGATCCGTCACCACCGCGTCCACGCTGGCATCGGGCATGGTGCGCAACACCTCCAAGCAGTCGCCATGGTGCAGCTGCAGCGTCACGCCAGCACCCTCCACCACCCTTGGCCGCCCCGAGCACGTTCAACGCGCCCCAGGCCAGCCTCCGGCGGCGCTGCGTTGATGGCTGCCAACCGGCGGGAAACCGTCGACTGCGAGCAGTGCCAGGCGGCTTCGAGGTCACCGGTGCGAACACCACGACCACGGACGCCGAACTCAATCGGCACAGCACGGCGGCACACCTCTAGCCAATCGAGGATCACCCGATCGCTGACGATGCTGCGTGCGGAGAGCAGGCGTGGGGTGAGTTCGATCATGCCTCCCGCCGCAGGAAATCTCCCACCAGACGGGAGCAGTCTTTCGCCGCGCTCTCCGCGTGGCTCTTCATCATCGCCTCGTCCACCATCGCTTGCAGCTCGCGCCTCTCCTCCTCCGTCAGCATCAGCTCCAGCCGCGCCAGGGCATTCCACGTCAGATGCGCAGCGTGAGCAAGGCCACTGTCGTGGTCCGGCGAGAGGCCACCAGGATCGGCCAGCCAGTGGCGCAGCATGGCATCGGTGTAGCGCTGCGGGCCATCGGGGACTGTTCGCCAGCCGTTGTCGGTGTACTTCGCGGCGCCGAACGTCCCGACCTCGGTGACAGCCCTCAGGGCGCGACTGAAGCCACCCAGCACTAGGGCAGGGCGAGGCTTGCCGGCATCGAGCTTCGCGCCGGGTTCGTGCTGATTGCGGCCGGTGGGGTCGTGTTCGGTCACCCTTCCCCCTCCGGCGGCAGCGTGTGGCCAAGCGCTTGGATTTCCAGCAGCAAGCGGGTTTGACTTTCAGGAGTGAGTTCCGATCGAGCGATTGCACCAACAACGTCAGCAATTACTCGCTTCTCAACTTTGCGTGTAGCAGCTGCTTCGCTGAAGTGATCACGAGTTGCAGGGTGATGTGTCAACAGGAAGATATTGGCCTTAGTGTCGCCATTGCCAGCTTGATAACGTAGATTTTCTATTAAACTTTTCGCAAGCGCGACACCGCTATCGTTAATAGCATTGCGAAATTGAACTTTAAGACTCGATTCCTCGTCCTCGTCTTCGTCAGCTGCTTTCATCCAACGCCACGCGGTTGCGTGATTAACTCCCAGCTGTTGGCAGATCATGCCCATCGGCAGACCCTGAGCAGCTAGCTCACGGGTCTGCGTTACCAGTTCCGGCGTCAGCTTCGAGGGCCTACCAGCGGGCACAGTTCACGGTGTCAAAGTGCCAACAGCATACCACCAGCGGTGCGAATGCGGAATGGGGTCAGAAGATTCGGCGCCAGGGTTGGCCGGGGACGATGTGTGACCAGTGGGCGTAGGCGCGGCGGGAGGCATCTGCGATGACCACATCCCCATCCTTATCCCCATCCATGGGCCCCGGCACCCGGTCATGGATCCACCCTTCGGACGTGGGGTAAGCGAGGTGGGCAGGGAGGGGTTGAGGGGTGTAAGGGGAGGGTTCGGTGGTAGGCGGCGCCCATGGTTGACCTGGGGTGACAACGTGCCACGAATTCCACCACCAGCCTCGCCCGCGCCCGTGAGGGACCTTCACACGACCGTTCGCAGTCGCATCCTTTTCAGCCGGCAGCCTGCTCCTGATCCATCCGTCCCGATCAAGCGGATGCCCACCAGGGGCAGCTGCAGGGCCCTCCTGACCCCCTTGCTCCCCCTCTGGCACGTCCTGGCCTTGACCCTCGCCCTGCAGCGCCCCCAAGCCGCTTGTGTGGCGCTCCTGCGATGTGCCCAGCGCCAGGGTGTCGGGATCGCCTGTGGGAGGCTCTTGGTGGGCTGTGGTGGGGGTGCTGGCGGGTTCCTCGACAAAGGACCAGTCGACAAAGGCGACGATCGGCGCCCAGCGATCGCCCGGATCGACTGCCCAGAAGTCCTTGGCGCGAAACTTGCGCCCGATAGGCAGGATGGCGAGCCGGCCGCCTTCGGGGACCTCGACGAAGCCTCTGGAAGAATTCACAAAGCTAGTCTGATCGCGGCGCCAGCCTCCCCAGGAGGCCACTGGATTGGCCAGCGGCGCGGGTTCCTCCGGCGCCGCGGCGGGGCTGGTGGCGGGCTGCGCCCCCTCAGCTCTGGTCCCGGCCTCCAGCGCGTTGGCGATCCGCTCCAGCGCCCCGAGGGCGTCCGCGATGCGGTTGAGGGGCTGGGCCTGGATCAGAGCGGCGAACACCTCGGGTTTCGACTCTGCGCAGCCGGCTGGGGAGTCGCTCCGGTAGATGCGGGCAAGGTTCATGGCCTGAGCAGCGATCTGTGTGCTGGCGTGCAGGGCCCATGTCTCGGGGCAGGGCTTTGAGCTGTCCATCGGCGGGTGGTGTGTGGCTTCCGCATCGTAGCGCAGCCGATGGGGGCCTGTTCCGCCTGTTCCGCTCTGTTCCGGGGGCGGAACGCAAAGCGGAACGGGGTAAACCCCTTGCGGCAACTAGGCCGGCCCCTGTTTTGTTCCGTTGTTCCACCTAAAGACAGAAATACAGATACATACGCGCATGCGCGCACGCACGCACCCGCACATGCGCATGTAGGCCTCTCGCCTGGAAGGCGGAACAGGCGGAACAGCGGAACAAATCCAGTGTTTGCAAGGATTCTTGTGTTCCGCTTTGCGTTCCGCTGTTCCGTTTAGGGCCCCTTGGGGGCGTTCCGCTGGGCCCGGCGGCTGCCCTTGAGCGCACAAAAAAGCGTGGCCGGAAATCCCAGCCACGCCCTCGCCACGCCCTGACCCACCCGATGGGTCTACTCAGCCCCCGCCAGTGGCAGCGATACGGCCCTGGAGCTGCCGCTCATCCCCTTGAACCGGACCTTGCCGGGTTTCTGGGCGCCGTGAATGCGGGCGAGCACTGTGGGCCAGCTGTGAGCCCAAGGAGTGTCCGCCAGGATCCGCTGAAGGCCGATGGCCGTGTTCGCCACCAGAAGCCGATCGTCCATCACCCGGAGCCCGATGCGCCCGAGGTGTGACTCCGCCACTTCCGCGGGGATGTCTGCAGCCTCACGGCCTGCTCTGGCTGCCTCGACCAATTCCCAGACGGTGCGGGTCAGAACCTTCGCAGTGCTTTGAACCCTGGCGCCGGTCAGCTCAATCCGCTCGGTTTCAACCCTTACCTGGTGCTGCAGGATGTACTGCAGGCATCTCTGCTCATCCGCCTCCTCCACTTCCCGATAGGTTTGCCAGTTGTTTGAGTCGATGAGTTGCAGTGCATCCTCGTGGGTTGCGGGTCTTCCGCTGGTTAGGGACCAGGCCCCCGCCAGTAAGGTGCCGTACTGATCACCATGCCTCTGGCTGTCAAATCGATCGCCTGCGGCACGCCTGAAGGCGGCAACGGATTCGCGAATCACGCTTATGGAGCGCACGGAGCGCAGGAGCAGCCTATGGCCAAGTTCTGGCGTGATAAGGTCCAGGTCGGCACTCAATGCCTGCCAGTGAGCTTGTCGCTCTTCACGAGGCAGGTGATTAGGTGAGCGCATGGTGAGCTGAGCGAATCGAGACTGGTCTGCGCCGTGCTTGAGGGCCGTGCTGATTGAGCACAACATAAACATCGAGCGCATGGTAAATTGCTGGGCATCGCCAGCGGCGCTACCCTTGCCGATCACGCCACGGCCGGAAGATGAGGCGCCGCGTGCTAAGGCTAAAATTGCCTGGATCCGGTGCTGATCTGCCTTTTCGTTGGATTCAGCTTCATCAAAGACCACTGGCCTGGCGTCAGCTCGAAGTTTTTGCCGGATGAATGCCTCCGTTGTTGCTCCCTCCGGCCAGATTGCCAGCTCCGCCAGTAGGGGCCCGAGAAACCGATCGAGCAGGGTTGATTTCCCGGAGCCAGCCCCGGCCGTGAGCCAGGCATGAGGGCGCCAGCTGAGGGCCCCGCAGATAGGCGCGAGGGCTGTCCAGCCGGCAAGAAGGAGCCCGCTGGCGGGAACCTCCCAGTTGAAACGGCAGGCGATGTCGATGATTCGCATGCCCTCTTGATCCGTGAGGGGGGCTAAATCTGTATCAATATCGATGGATGCAGCACGTTGATAGCTGTATTTAGTGGCGGGGGGTTGCATGATGCTATGAACAACTCCATCGGCGATGAGCCGATCACCAAGGTGTAGAATGCAGCGCCCGCCATCCAACCAGGCACCACGCCCGCGAACCTTGTCCGGGTCATAGATGCCAACCTGCGCCTGACGGCGAAAGAGCATAGAATAAGCACTCTGAAAATTCACGCCTGTCTTCCCTGGGAAAGCATTCATCCACCACGCTTCGCTAGCAAGTTGCAGGAGCGCTGTTGACGTGTGCCCTTTGCCAGTGAACCGGAGCACTTGTCCAGTTTCGTTGGGCTGATAAAAGTAATTGTCACCATCGAATCCCAAGCAAACAAAAGGCAAGTTACCAGGGTCTGGTATGTCGGATGGCGGAGCGGGGGGAGGCCCACCAGGGGGAGGCTCCGGCTCTGGTGGGAGGATCGCCTTGAGGTTCTGCTGCAGCAGCTCCGCCACCTGCTGGCCGTTCATCCCCTGCGACCTGGCGTCGCCAAGGTCCCAGCCTGTCGGCAGGTTGGCCGGGGGGTGGAAGGCTGTGAGGGTGCAGCCGAGCGCAAGGAGTCGGCCGGCGATTTTCGCCATAGCCTGCCGGCCCTGCTCGTCCGCGTCAGGCCAGAGCACAACAGCTCGGCCCTGCAGTGGCGCCCAGTCGACGTGCCCGATACCGCCGGTGCCTCCGTACCAGCAGGCGGCAACGTGATCGGGGAACAGCGC